TCCTTGAATACCTTGTGTACCTTGTGTGCCTGTAGCACCCTGTGTGCCAGTTATACCCTGTGTACCTTGTGTACCCTGGGCTCCTGTTGTGCCTTGGGCACCTGTTGTGCCTTGTGTTCCATCTGTGCCTTGGGTACCAGTTTCGCCTTGAGTACCTTGTGTGCCGGTTGTACCCTGGGTACCATCTGTGCCCTGTGTACCAGTTGCGCCTTGTGTACCGGTGGTGCCTTGAGTACCTTGTGTGCCGGTTGTACCTTGTGTACCATCAGTGCCCTGTGTACCAGTTTCGCCTTGAGCACCAGTTACGCCTTGAATTCCTTGTGTTCCTTGAGCACCTGTTGCACCCTGTGTACCTGTAGTACCTTGTGTTCCGTCTGTGCCCTGTGTGCCGTCTGTGCCCTGGGCGCCTGTTGTACCTTGATTACCATCAGTGCCCTGTGTTCCGTCTGTGCCCTGTGTGCCTGTTGTGCCTTGTGCACCTGTAGTACCTTGTGTTCCGGTTGTGCCTTGTGTACCGTCAGTACCTTGTGCACCAGTTGTACCTTGTGTGCCGGTTGTACCTTGGGTACCGGTTAACCCTTGTATACCTTGTGTACCTTGTATACCTTGAATGCCTTGTGTGCCTTGAGCGCCTGTTGTACCCTGTGTCCCAGTTTCTCCTTGTATTCCTTGTGCACCTTGTGCACCAGTTGCACCTTGTGTACCTGTTGTGCCTTGTGTACCTTGGGCGCCGACAACACCTTGTGTTCCTTGTACACCAGTAGCACCTTGTGTGCCTGTTGTTCCTTGTGCAGCCATGTTATTAAAAGTACCTGATGTACCTTCGGCGTTTGTATTTGAGCTAAACTGCCATTGCCCGTCTGTGTCGTTGTACACAATTGCCGCATAGGCTGTGCTACTTTTTTGAACAATCATACCAGCATTTGCGGCGTAAACACCATTGGCGCTCTTGTTTACCGTAATTAGAGCGTCTTCAATGTTGAGATTTTCAGTGTTGATATAGGTAACGTTGCCTTTGACCTCAAGGTTACCCGTGACCTCTACTGTTTTACTATCAATAGTAAAGAGGTCTGTGTCATTAACTGTGGAGATGGTGTAGTCACCGTCAATTCGTTTAACTGTCTTCATAGCATGCCTTTTGTACTATTTAGCCAATCTTTTTATAAACCAATTTGGGTTCGGAATTTTTCTGTGTTTAGAAATCCCATGTTTGGCAAGGTGTTAAACACACTTACATGTGCGCTTTCGGGTCCTTCTACCCTTACAAACTGTCGCTCGTGAAATTCTTCTGCTAGTTCACGTATTTGGCGTATCCAGTTGCCAGCAAAAGTTGGTGGATCAGTTATTTTTTTATAGTGATCGGTATCTGCGTAGATATTGTTAAACTGCCCATCAGTGGTTCCAAGATCGAACCCTAACAAATAAATGGTTTGGTACCCATCAAGCAATGCTTGTGCTACAGTGTTAGGCCCACTGCTGTAGCCTTTGTACTTGCGTGGCAAATCCTTTGCTCCACTATCTGGGTACGGACGTCGTGTGTGAAACCGATTTTTTTGTGCATAGCCGCTGTTTTGTATTTCGCGACTTATACCAGGATCAGTTGCCACCAGACAAGTAGGTGTGAATGTTCTGTACAGAGCATTACATCCATAAATTGGTCCTTTTTCTTGTAGTCTTACTAGATCAAAAACTAAACGACTTTTACCGTTGCCTAAACAAAATGCTGGTTGCATAAAAAACCCCCAGTGTAATTATCACACCAGGGGTTCCACGGTTAAGTTAACCTATTAACCGTAAAGGTTAGGGTTATCAACCTGTACAAGTTCAATTGTTGTAGTAGTTTCGCCACCTGACTTGGTAACGCTTGCTGCAACATCAAAGAAGTTTGTTAGGTATCTGTTGTCACTGAAATCAAGGCAGAACTTGTTGCTCATGCGCTTGATGCGGAATTCAGTTGAACCCGAATCCTGTGCAGTGATTGTCATTGTACCGTCGGTTAAGTTAGTGTCTGTTAAGTTGGCAAGAACGCAGACACCTTCGTTTGATCCATCGCTTACAAGGTATTTGCTAGCACCTTTTTGACGAATAATATATCCATCCGCCTCGCTCTGACCCGAGATCTTAACACGAACTTTGACCACTGGATGTGCATAGTTTGACAAGTTAGTATTGCCGCCTACTACACCGTAGTATTGACCACCTGTTGGATTGTCGAAGCCTACGTCAACTGTTGCTGACTCTTTAATTTTTAGAGGACGTCCCATTTGTTTTCTCCTTATAGAAGTCCGATGCGGGTTCTAGCCGCTACGCAGTGGGTTAGTACTGCATAAAACACCGTATTGTGTTGTATAGTTTTATTTATGCAAAAAACATGATATAGGGTGATAGTTTAACGATATGGGTTACGCCAACTTATTCCCCAATCTTCCCCATCTTCGTCAACACATCCAAGGAATGGAACGTAGGTGTTTTCGCCGTTCCAACTTGAATTACAAGCACTGGCGTTTAAACCATAGTTGGTAGCAAATAAAAAAGTAATAAAAAATAGTGCAACTTTCATAGGATTATTTAATATAATCTTAGAGCATAATAAAAAGTTTTTTTATATTGTTTGGCTATAATGATATAGTATACCCAAAGAAAAACCCGCACAGTGGCGGGTTTTAGTAAAAAGGTGGGTAGAGGACTTGGGTTCACCTCTAACCGGCCGTCTAGATACCTTTCATCTGTCACGACCAGAACCTCAGCTCTGCTTAGTATCGCAGTTTGCATACTCTCTGTCTCCAAAGTATATGCCGGGCACTACCCCTAACCGAGTGCAGTTATCCTGTCTAGAAACTGGATTATTACTGCCAACCCATGTAACAACGTCTTGCTACATGTTTATTATAATAGCATCGTTAAAATAAAAGTCAACCTTTTTTTCAGAAATATTAGACAAAAAAATGCACACTTGAAGGTGTGCATAACAACAAAGGAGAAATATTTTTTACATATAGGCTGTTGGTGTACGAGCACAGTTTACTAACTGCTGTGGCTTGTTACGCAACATACGAACGTAGTGGGCTTGCATATACTGAGTATGGCGGCTGTGTTTGCTACTGTACTTGTGGTATGCATACAGCACACGATGTAGGTACATGGTGCTTTGAAACTGATTGAATGCAGTGTTAAACTGTGGATTGGGTGCTATGTGCTTGCGGATAAGCTTGCGAATGATACGAGCAAACTGAGTTGAGTGATTGTTTGCGAAGGTTTGAATTTGCGACATAACTAGCTCCTTTTTGATTGTTTTTATATTATAACCAAAAAGGAGCTTTTGGTCAACCTTTTTATACTGGAGAATAAACCGCTCTATGCACAAATGTATGTGTGTGCATTGGATTATAATAGGGCATTTCTTCTTCGAACATTTCAATTTCTTTTGAAAGAACACCTGCTTGCAACATTTTTTCTAAATGATATCTAGCTGTTGCTGGTTTGATTGAGTTTTTCCGTGCAAACTCGTCGACGAGAACACTCTGGGTAGGCACTGCAAATTTAAATGTTTTCATGATACTAGCTCCTTTAAGTTTCTATACTGTTAGTATAACCGTTTTTTCAGTTTTGGTCAACCTTTTTTATAGATTTTTTTGTTTACAGTTGTCACCGTGTCTGTTGTACCAACCAATGGCTATGTCTCTATCACAGTGTGGACAGTAGCGTTTCTCACGCTTTTGACCGCGAATCTTTTCACTGCGCTTTGCTATAGTTTCTGCAGATAGTTTGACAGGATTAGCTCTGCGTGATGCGCTGATTTTTGCTTTTTGTTCTTCTGTCATAGCAACACCTTTATTAGGCGGTGTTTTGCCACGATTAGCTTCGCCTATCTTACGACGAGTTTCTTCAGACTGTTGTTTACCATACATTCCATTATTAGCGCCACTTACATCTTTGGGTAAGTTATCTTTTGCCCACGGACGTTTTTGTCCTTGATTACCGTGTTTAATCTTAAGTTTTTGTTCTTCGCTTTTGGGTTTTCCTTTCCAGTAATCACTTATCTTTTTGTTAGATTCTACTGTAGGTATAACATAACCAGCAATATTTTGATTGATCCAACGATTATCTTCTAACACTTTACAGCGTCTTAACACTTTTGTTTCCCACTCTACTGCTTGCTCTTGGGTATCAAATGTCTTTCGTATTTCTACATCGAAACTATCTGCACCTGTTTCTTCAAGCAATAGTTTTACTTTAGGACTACTTGTAAAATATTTGTTCCATAGATCTTGTTCTGGATCTACTTTGTTAGCACTACGGAATCCATAGTAGACTAATCCTGTTGGTTTATGTTTAATAAGATATGTGTATGGTTTCATACTATTATTTAGTTTGAGAGTGCAACTTCTACTATTTTTAGTCATAAAAAAACAGGGCCGAAGCCCTGTTTTTATTGTTGTGATCCTTACGAATCTAGTATGAACTTATGAGAAGCTCAAGTTAGAAACGGCAATCTCACCCACGTAATCTCCGGCATTACCGAATGAAGACGCAGTATTCGTGAGCTCGATGTACCCATAACGAGTCATAAAGCTAACTACTGGCTCGAAGCTAGATGGATCAAGTACAACACCTGAACTCATCAGTGGGACGTATGGGCAATAGAACGCTGGTGCGTCTGTTTCGCTTGATCCCTTGTAACCAACAAGTACAGCAGTTGTGTCAGCAGCATAGCTGTCACAGAATACACGCATTGTGCCATTCAATGTACCAACAAACTTGGTGTTAGTTGGAGCTTCGAAAGTACCTTCTGTACTGCGAGCAAATGCACTAGTTGTAGCACTCTGTAGCACTGTAAGTGCAGCAGGTGAAACAACAGCGTAGTTACCAGCACCACGACGTGTACGCTGAGCAATCAAGTTTGCTGTACGGTTGATAAGAACTGCCAATGCGGCATGTTCGTCACCAACGAATGTAGCAGTACCTGATACTGTAGCTTGGTTGTATGTGAACTCTGTAGCAGCAAGTGTACGGAGTGAAAGTAGGATTTCCTGATCAATTTCAGCAGTAATTTCTTGAGCAAGTGCTGCCATGATTTCTGCTTCAACGTCAATTCCGTGCATGCTTTGAGCGTCTTGTGCCGCTTCAAAAGTCCAACGTGCTTGTAGCTTACGAGTCTTAGCTTCTACAGCCTGCTTGAGGATCTGTACGCTAATGCTCTTACCACCGTCGCCTTCTAGTACAGGAGTGTTTGCACCGCCGTAGCTAGAAGAAGTAGTGTCTGTGCTGTCCACAGTTGAGTAAGCCTGCGCAATCTTGAATGGGCTAAGTGCTTCTTCACCAGCTGTTACTGAAGTAGCGGCTGTTGAAGTATCAGTTAACGCCTGCGCATAACGAACACGTAGAGTATGGATTTGTCCTACAGGGCCAGTCATTGGCTGTACACCAACCAATTCGTTAGCAATAACTGTAGGCATAACACGTCTGATTACTGGAAGAATCACACGGTTAAGTGTAGCAATGTTACCAGAAGCAGTTGCACCAGCGGTGGCTGTTTCTGAAATAAGTTGCTTTTTGGTGTTTTCTAAGACAACACCCATAGTTGAACGACGAGAACCATTCAAACCTTCTAGGAGGGCTTCCTTGGTCTCATCCCAACGGCTTTCTAGTAGATCTTGTGACATTTAAGTCTCCTTCCTTTTTCTTAAAGCCCTGCTAGGCGTTTGATGTCGATTACGTTGTTATCCACAACCTTCTCGTGCGTCGCAACCTTCGCAGATTTATCACCAGTAACTTCAGTTTTAGATTCAGCTAGAACTGATTTGTCAGTTTTTGCTTTACCTTCAGCTAATACTGCTGGTAGATATTTTTCAAAAGCGTTTTCTAAACGGGATGTATTAACGCTTTCAAGTAAGTTCATCATGATTTCGCGCTTCTCTTCGTTTAGAGGTGCGCAAAGATCTTCCAGCTTGCTCTTACGAGTGTTGCTTTCAGTAATCATGCGAATTTCTTTCTCTTTGCTCTCAACTAGGACTTTAGCCTGTTCTTGAGCTTCAATGGACTCAGCCAATTGACGATCTTTTTGTTCAATTGCTTGCATTAACTTGCGAATTTCTGCGTTCTCATTTAAATGAGTTGCACCAAATTCACTTGCAAAAGCTTCAAAGATACGGCGACCAAAGTTATTTTCTCTGGCCTCTTTGATATCTTCACGCAGTGAACCAAGTTCATCTTTAAGATGCTTGCTTACACTCTGGCTCATCTTCTTAGCACTTTCAGTTACGAATTTGCTCTTCAATGATTCAAGTTGATCACGTGCTTCGCTAACAAGTTTAACTTTGGTTTCAACCAAGTCACGCTTGTCTTCTGCGAATTCTTTGATCTCTTCTGCCAGCGCACTTACAACGAATTGTTCTAATTTCTCAAAACCTTCGTTTTGTGCTTTACGGTCTGTACGAAGTTCAGTAAGTTCTTCAGCCAATTTTGAAACCATGAAAGTGTCAAACTTATCGGCACTTTCTTTCATAGTTGATTGGAACTTAACACGATCTTCTGCTAATGCTTGCTTTTCCGCTGAAACAGCTTCGAGCTCACTTTGTAGACCTTCTGTAACCATGCGATCTAGGGCTTCAACCATTGTTGATTTGTCATGCTCATAGCGTTGTGCGAACTCTTCACGTAGTTCTGCACGAATCGTCTCACGAGTCTCGTTCAACTTGCTTTCCCATTGTTCTGAGATTGCTTCACGAGTTTCATCATTGATCAGATCGCTATCCAATAATGGTTTGATAGCATCTAGCATGCTTTTCTCCTAAATCTTGAGATCCTTGATTAAACGAGTAACCTCGTCCTTCAAGTATCTTTGCACTTTGCTGTCCGTCCCAGCTTCCCTAGCAATTTCTAGCACAGCATGACCATATTTCATGTTCATGAGTCCTTCGTAAATAGCCTTAGGATACGCATTAGGTGCACTGGGTTGGGCAACTACATCGACAGTGACTATTTCAAAGTCACTGACATGTCCTGTATGTGGATCAACGTTTCCGCTTCCACGACTGCTTACTCCTAGCTTAACTTTAGCCTGGAGCATGGTCTTAACAAGCTCTCCCATTGGAGTAGGGAGAATTTTTAGCTTGCCATAACCATTGGGACCATCCATCCACATGTTAGTAATCATGTGACAAACACGGTCCAAGTTAATTTTGAGGTCATCTGGATGATCGACTTCACCAAGTACACTATTACCTGATTTGATTTGCTCATTGAGCGTCTCAACAGCGTTTTTAATTTCGCCTACAGGATAGATACGTTCGTTGGCGTTTTTCACATCACCTTGAATGCAGATGCCTTCCATATAGAGATTCTTACCCTCAGCATCTTCGGTGAGCACAATTTGTGCTGTGTCGAAGGTAAGATTCTCTCTTAGGTAATGAGCCATACCTGACTTCCTCTATTAAGAGCCTACAGGGCTCTTGGTGTTTACGCCACTAGCTTGCGCTGTAGTTGGCTTAGGTGCTGCCTTCATGTCAGGCTGTGTAGTACCACCCATGTCTTGTGCTGATGGAGCAGTACGACCTTTTTCTTCACCGCCTGTTTCACTTACTGGCTTAGCTTCGGCACCTTTAGCTCCAGAATCTACTGCGTAAGCACTTTTAGTGTTTACACCGCCTTCCTCGCTGTTAGTTGCTTTTACTGCTGTAAGAGATACGGCTTCTTCAAGGCCTTCGGTTTCCATTTCCATATCCATGGTTTCGACTTCTTCTTCGTCGTCCATGTCTTCCATGTCGTCCATTTCTTCTTCGCCTTCAGCGTCTGCACCCATTAATTCTTCAAATTCAGCCATAAGCTCGTCGAGTTTATCTTCAACGCTTACAACACGATCTTCAAGATCTTCCATGTCTGCGTCTTCTTCCTCGTCGCCTTCGGCTTCCATGCTGATGCCTTCTTCTTCAGCTTCGATCTCGTCGATAAGATCTTCTGCTTGGCTTCCGCCTAGCTCTTCAATCTCTTCGATTCCTTCTTCCACTGCTTCTTCAGCAACTGCTTCTTCTTCTACTACTTCTGCATCTTCTTCAACAGTTTCTTCTTCTGCCATGATGTTTTCGTAGATGTCACGGCTTTTTTCCACTACAATTTCGTGGAATAGCTCACGTGCCTTGTCTTCTTCGTCATTGATGACGAACTCAATAAGTTGTTCAAACTTGTTCATTAGAATCCTCCAAGTAATGGCTCTGTAATATATTTACACAGTCTATGGGAAAACGGTAAAATTGAAGGGTAAAATGGGTATAAAATGAATGATTTTCTCTACTATACAGAAAAA